CTCACCTTTGACGCCATTGAATGGCAGTCGAATCATTGCTCGCTCTGCCCAAAAGAATGTGTTTTTTGTGTTACCGTCCGGCAGGAAGCGGAGTACGGCTTCTTTGCCTTCTTCCATGTTCCAGTGTGGGTAAATTGATTTGTCGCCGCCTCCGGTGGATTGCCCACCTTTGTTGCTGTCTGCGGCCTGTAGCCGTGCGCGGATTTCTGCTAGTGATGCCATATTGTGTTGCCTTTCTTGTGCGTTAATATGATTTTAAAAATTTAAGATCTACTTAAATGTTGCCTACAAGTTATTATAACACAGCTTGTCTGTGTTTCCTACCACCAAAGGTAGCGAACTTTGCCTATCTAGTTGCTTACGGAAGGGCATGCCACTACACACCCTTCTTTGTTTTATTTATGTTATTTGAGAAAAGCCAGAGATTTTATTCTGGCCAAATCAGATTCATACATGCCTGTGTCCGGATCTTCTTTTACAATACCCGGTTGCTGTGCTTGAAACGCTGCAAATTTTGTTGGGTTAACACCGCGAGCCGCAGCAATTGCAGTGGTTGGCAGCAAGGCGTTGGGATCAGCTTTGGGATCAGCAGGAGTTGCTGTTGTGGTACGAATACCGGTAACATGATCTTGTTCGGCACCAAACTTGCCAACACCCGAATCGTAACCTACTGTGGACTTGAGTGGGCGACCTTGTGCATCTACTTTGTTTGTGGCCTGCAAGGGTCCTTGTTGATAGTCTGTAGTTTTGGTGCCGTCATCATGCTGTGTTTGTTGCACACCTGCAAGACGTGGACTCACGTTATCTTCTGCAACAGGAGCAGCTGGTGCAACCGGTGCAGCAGCAGCAGGATCTACAGGAGCAGCAGGCGGAGGTGCCGGTTCAGGTGCAGGTGCAGCGGCTGCTTCTAAATTTTGAGCCAATTCAGCAATCTCAGCAAATCCATCTCGATTGCGATCAATCCAGGCCATGACCAAGGGAACCGCATCTGCGTCAGGATCTTCTTCAGCCAGTTCTTCCAGTTGATCAAACAAGTTGTCGTCGCCAATGTAGTCACCTAGCACATCTTTGGCATCGGCTGCATCTGGGCCAACTGGATGCGGTTCACTCAGCCACATCTTGAGCTGATCCATTTTTTCCGGAGTGTCCGGCAAGGCCCAGGTTCCTTCTACCAGGTTGGTTGCCCAGGATTCAAATATGTCTGCTTCTTTCATAACTTGTGCTTCCTGTTGTATCTTTGCCAGCATGGGCAAGGCTGATTCTATTCTAGGATCGATGCGTGTTTCTGTAAACAAGCCCTTGAGATCTTCCACAACCATATCGGTTTCTGAAATCTCAGCTGGCTTCCAGGATTCAAAATACTGTGCATATCCGCGATGGTGTGCAATGTTCTTGAGATTGCGATTGAGATTGTGATAGTATTCGTTGGTTTCTGTGATCAAGTCAGCAGCAGCCCCTTCAAACACACGGCCCTGGTGTGCTCTGCGAAACTGACCCAGTGTGGTAATCTGACTCACTGTTTCACTAATGTGCTGTCCACGAAAATCATAAGGGTTGCCGCCTTGACGCACATGTTCCAGCATGGCTCGTCCACCCGACAACTTGCGGAATGGCAATCTAAAGCGTTCGCCCTGAGCAGTTTCAATAAACAAACTTTCCACATAGCGGAAACGAGCATCATTCTTGTCCAGCACCTTTGAATGCTTGATCATGAGTCTGGCTTCGGTTGCCAGTCCCGAATAACTGACTCGGCGTGTGCCGTAAAAGCTCTCTGTTAATGCTGCTTGTCCGGCAATAGCATACTTGAGCCGGCTCATGTTTTCCAGGCTGAATCCACCACGCACCTTGCTGGTGCGGATGGCAAAATTTTTCAATTGTTCCAGAAAGCCTGAGTTATCAGTGTCCGGGTCGCCGTACCAGGCCAGTTTGTCTTCTGGGTCCATGGTGCGACCAAGATTGTCTCCAAAATACACTGTCATGCCACCTGATTGATCCAACAGGATCACCATGGTTCCGTAGTTTTTGCCAGTGGGCCCAATCCAATCAAAACTAAACATGTCTGCTTCGTTGGTGTCGGGTACGCCGCGACTGTTCACTGCTGGTTTACCAGTCCGAGTACTGAGTGCATTGACGTCAAAATCACGTGTGATTAACAGATCGTTGAGTTCGCTTGAGATTGAATTTTGTGCCATACGGTATTTACCTCAACGCACCATAGAAATGAACGGGAATGGCTCTATAATCTCTTCGCCGTGATCCCGCATGTGCGAGTCAAGTTCAATATAAAAGCTCTGCAACACTGTGAGCATGCGCACAGCCAGGATTGTGGCCATGATCAAATCGTCTGTTTCACCGGGTTTGGCAGCATAACTTGTGCCGTGTGCCACAAAGTTTTTGAATTCTGAAATCAAACTTTTGCTGTTCACTTTCATTCTGCCAGATTCCACAAGGTTTTTTAGCTTGGCACAGGCACTCAGTTTGGATTTGTTTGTGGTAGTGAATCCTTTGCGGGTTCTACGTCCGTTCACAGCAGGACCTGATACATCACTTAGGAAATAGCCCGGTATGTTTTCTTCGCCCCATTCTGCAATTGAAATAAGTGCTGCTTCACCAATGGTGTTGTTTTCCACGGAGTAATAGATGCTTTTCTCATCGCCTACAGTTTCATTTATGTGCCGGATCACATCTACTAGAATACGAATCTGTTCCTGAATTGGAGTTCGGTTGTGTCGCCATTCGCCCACTTGTCGTGTGGTGGTGGCTTCAAAAATTTGAATAGCAGCAGGATCGCCACCGGTGCCTAGACTAGGGTCCAGGGCCACAACATACACTTGATCCTTGCGTATGGGCTCATACCAGCGCACTTGGCCAGTTTTGTACATGGGTTCAAGTCCGTCAAGATCTAGCAGTTTGGCAGGAGCAATCAGAGTCTCGTCATTGATAATAAATTCGCAGCCAATCTCACGGCGGAATCGATCATCGCCCAGTTGTGCTCGCATGTTTTCACCCCAGGACTCGTCACGATCAGGATGCTCTTGCCAGTAACTGCGATAGGCCTTGAATCCGTTTATGCCCAAGGGTGTGGGATTGCCATATTCATCTTCGGTCTTGTTGGCACCTTTCCAGATAAACGCAAACTGATCCTCATCGCTGTTGGGTGTGCTGGTGATAATTGCTTTACCACCAGTGGCCAAGGTAGGTGAGATACTAGTCCAGAACTCTCGTGCAATGGTGGGTCGCACATACGCAAACTCATCGGCATAGAGTAGTGTAATACTCATACCCCGTCCGGTTGTTTCTGTTGTGGTGGCACTCACAATACGACTACCGTTTTCAAAGTCTATTGATCCTTTGTTGTAGCTTGTGACGCCTGCTCGGATATGATCTGGACATAGCTCATATGCAAAGCGTATGCGTTGCATGATCTCCTGAGCACCTGTGTATTTGTGTGCTGCTACCAGGATAGTGGAGTCCGGCACAAACATGCTGTACCACAACAGGTAGCCGGCTGCACTGGTTGATTTGCCTGTTTGCCGCGGCATCATGGAGATTGAGTAGCGATTGTTATGATAGGTATCAATCAGTTTGACTTGATACGAATACGGATGATACAACATTTTGCCCTGTGTGGGATGTTGTATATGAAAAAAGTGATCCATAAAGTAGTGCGGTCCTGTGACAGGATCAGCACACTTCAAAAACTCATCCAGTTGTTGATCTGTGAATGTTTGTGTTCGATGAGGAGACTTGACCAGTACGGTCTCAAGTGGTTTTGCCATGATCAAGTAGTTATCTTGAATCTAACCACAATTGATTATATTAATTGCACCAGCTTTGTTTGGCTTCGCCGTAGTATTCACGTGCAAATCCATTTTGTATCAGCATGACTCGCAAACTTTGTCCGTTGAGTATGACATCTCCCAACACTCGGCCGCCGTATTTGTCCCAGTCCATGAGCACAACTTGTCGCTTGGTGCTGGCAGCAACGGCTTGTTTGGTAAA